AACTAGAACATGCGGTGATGCTCTTGAAATAATCTCTAACGGAGTAGATGTCAGTCGTACAACGGCGGTCTTTTCATACGTCTCCCCTTGTACCTCGTGCACTGTGTTCACATCTTTGTAACCCTTTTCTAGCAGTTCAAACTTGTCGGCCTGAGTGAAGGTTAAAATTTTCCCCTCCAACGGCAAAGTAATAGGGTTAAACGCGCCTTTCCCTCTCACTACTTCTGCATTCACGGACCTTTCAACAGCGCTAGTGCATAACACGGCACCGTCGTACTTCTTGTTAAGGAAGTATGTGACATCTGCCGGACACCTCAAAGACTCTCCGGACTTCCTTCTCGTTCACTTCAAGCTTCGCAAAATGTGCAGGATATGGAAAGTTAGCAACTCTGCAGATGAACGGAATTTGTTGTGTGTCACCGTACACGTACGCAACATCGCAGTGTGACAGCAGTAGCAAAAAGTTAACGCAACCTGTGTGCAACATTAATCCTTCGTCGATAAACAACCTCTTGAACTCTCTTCTCGGAGGGTGCATTAGGAAGGAATCTACGGTTCGCACATTGTCCTTGTCTGCCCTTATCACGCCGGCGTGGTTTGCTCTTCGAATGATCATCTTCGATGCTTCCTTCCCAGGAACCAAAATCAGATCCTCAGAAAAGTTTACCTTCTCGATAATCTCCTTCGTTTTTCCACAACCGGGAACCCCATCAACTAATATCACTTTCGCAGATGGTTCCGGGGGTTCTCCATTGACACAGCACGACGTCAACGTTTTTAGTTTTCCCATATCAGAGTACACTAATGAATCGCTCGACACGGCCACCCTGAACCATGTGTTATCGCAAACCGGCTTTCCGTCATCCCAGTTGAGCAACACAATCACCAACTTGTGATTTGCGTCCTCTGCAACTCCCCACGCATGGCTCTTAGCGTTGGGTTTGAGTAACCAGCGTCCTCTTCTGACATCCCACACTCCTGATTTCTCCTGCGATTCTGGATCAGCGCCATGAACATCTCTGAGCACTTTGCAGAGATTCGAGACTGTAGCTGACAGCGATGCGCTCAAGTAATCGATATAGTTCTTCATCTGTTGAACTTTAATCGATCCGGTGTACACCGCAGACATCATAGCTCCCCTCTTTACTGCATCAACACTCTTTAGATGGAAATCAGCAATGTCCACATCTAACTTGTCGAAACCGCCACTCTTCGGACACATTCCATATGCCGGTACCGAACCTTCAACCAAGTTTTTCACGCACGGGAAAGGAGCGTCGTTTTTCAAGCTCAACACATCTTCGCGCTCCGAACTTGTTTTCTCCACGGATTTGAGTGATTCAGAAATTTCCTCTTCTGTAGGCTTCTTAAAGGGCAACGTCAACTCACACTTCATAATTGCCACTACCACTTTCGCCGCCACATCCGGATCCACACCCTTCTGCTGACACAAAGACTTGAATGCCTCTAAGTCGAAAGAATCGAGGTTTTCGAGAACTGATAACTCGGATAATGCATTGTAGTACTTCTCGGATTCTTCCAGAGGCTTAGAAAGGTCGCACGATTGAAACTCCTCTGCCTTTTTATACTGTAGCACCAATCTATCAGAAAAGGTACAATACAGTTCGGGGATCTTAATCTCTAAGGCCTCCTCCGCCACTTTTACAAACCCACCGCGCACAAGTGTCTCCTTAACCGAAGGAATAACTCCGGCTAATGCGTCGCAGAGACTTGACCAAATTAGCTCTTTGGTGGATCTGTCGAACATCTGGAACTTCTTCAGGATTATTTCGTCCTGTATATGACCCAACTTCGTTATGAGGAAAAATGTCATTGCCAATGGACCTAGAATTGCCTTGTCTGTGTCCCATTCAGATCTGGCTGTAACACCGTTAATTATGACTCTTGACCTAATAGACTCCACGAAGGACAGGACGTTCGCGTAAGTTAAAGCTTTGGCTTGATACGTTTTTATGTGATTCAGGACCGTATACACGAAGTCCTTATTCACCATGACCTCTCTCCTAGACATCTTTCCAGAAGTAATCGATGCATCAAAAAGAGGAACGATAACCATATCTCTCACTTTCGGGAACCAAAAATTC